GTTTGTCTCTGCGATTAGCTTCTGTAGCTCAATGCCCGCCCTTTGACTAGTCAGCTCTTCTGACTCTAAATTCCTGACGGCTTTTGCGCCCTCCGTTCCATCGCCATAATTGCTGGCATTACCTAAGGCATTCATATACTCAATCGTGCCTGATAGCTGTGCATCAAGCTTGTCTCTCGCTATCAGTAAAGAGGGGTTAGGAACACCCAGGGTTTCCTGCTGTTTTATTTGCTGGTCGAGAACCCCCGCCTTATATCTAAGGTCGCGGATCTTTTCAGTGCCGGTAGCAACAGAGGTATTGTATGCCTTCTCTTGCTCTATCTTCCGCTGATTAGCCCCAAGAACCATGTACTGCTTGGCCTCTTCATCATAGCCATTGCGTCTAGCCCAATCTGAATATCTCAGCATACTAGCCGAGTCATCCATGTCAGCTTCAGGAGCCATGGTTCTGCGGAAGGTATCTACATAAGGAAGCCCCGCCTCTCCCATCCTGCCAACAGAGTTAGCAAGATTGCCCAACATCCCAGTAAGGTTCGATGCTTGTGAACTACCTGCCATGATCTATCCCCCAAATCCTAAAAAGCTTTTAACACTACTAAAGGCATCTACGCCGTCTTCAATTAAGCCGGGGATTCCAGACAACATCCCACCAAGGCCAGAGGCGGCAGAGCCATCTGCCCCCTGAGCGCCACCCAAGTTACTAAGCAGTGCGTTGTACAGGTTTCCAGTGAGCTGGTTAGCTGAGTGCATAGCATTGATGTTGGCGTTAGCACCACCCAGACCAAGCTGAGCAATGTAGTCTTGACCAGTAAGCTGACCCGTCTGGGCGCTGTTACCCGTTTGAGCCGCCCTATCTAGCAGGGCCATCTGTGTACTCATCGGCAGATAAGAAGCCTGCAAGGATTGATTGCCGTACTGACCAAACTGACCAGCTAGCTGACCCAACATTCCTCGCTCTGCATTAGCCATCTCACGAGCTTTGAATGCCGCCTCATTGGACGCTTGCGCTCTAGCCCTAGCCATAGCCGCATCTTCAGCAGTGCCGCCATACGCCGATCCACGGATTCCTCCGCGACCCATTGCATACTCATTGGCCTGTTGCTGGGCCTGCATTCTGTTGAGTTCAGGATTCTGCGTAGCCATGATCGACTGATATATATCGTTTTGGCTATCCTGTATTGGCATAGCGGATTGATTGGCAAAGTTCTGTGCCGCAAGGTAAGCCGCATCAGCCGCACCTTGTGCATTACCATACTGCCCAACCCCAAGGTTGATAGATCCATCACCTCCAACCTCGCTATTGCCTAGACCGGAGGTAACTCCATACCCTTGAAACTGAGTATTAGTGTTAAGGTCGGTAGACAAGGTATCCAGATAAGTCTGGATAGTATTACCCATTCTCCGAGTGTCACTGGCATTGTTCAGCGCACCAGCAATAGATCCAATACCTGCCGCCGCAGGAGCAACAGCCCCAAACAGGTTGCCTACAGAGCCAAGAACATCTCCAAAAGTAGCGCGACCAGCATTTAAACCTATGCCTGCGTCTGCTAAGCTCTGCCCTATGTTGCTGTAATCATATCCGTCAGCACCAATATTGCTCATGCCGTTAATCTCCCAATCGCAGAATTAATATCTATTTCTTGCAGGGCATAACGACCACCCTGAATCTTAACTTCTAGTCCTACACGGAACAGCTCACCTGATCCTGTAGTGTTAATCTTGTATCCCTTGTAGTACGGTCCACCATCAGGATAGTAGCCAGCCAGCTCCTCAGTGCCGTCATCAGTAAACTCATTGACGTTGTACTCAGAGCCACCAGTAACCTCTATCTGAAACTCCCTGCTACCAATCATCCTGTCAGAGAATCCCCACAAAGCATTGGCCTGACCGGGGACAAACTCACCCATGCAAACCATGTGAACAGACTTAGGGATTGCTGTCTGCATAGGGGACTGACCTAAAGCTAGAGCCATGCTTTCATAGCGCATGATGTAAGGCTGAGGATCTCCGCTTGTTTCTGAGCCTTGTATATAGCCTTGATACTTCAGCAGACCCTTGTTTACTTTGCCGCCAAGATAGATCAGGTCACCGTCAGCACCCTTAACTTCACAGCTATCATTCCAGAAACACTCAGTCCACCTAGTAATCTTCATGCCACCTGTCTTTGACGGCATATTCAGGTGCAGTACATAGGCTATTCTCAAGCCGGTAAACAGCATGATGGCAAGGGACTTTGATGGCATGTACTCCATCTTTATTCCAGACCAGAAAGGATCTAGTGATAGCTCAGTCTTAATAACCTCTTGAAGCTCTCTGCGAATGTTAAGACTAGGCTCGCCAATAGGATTAGATTTCTCTTGTATTACCCTGCCAATAGAACGCACACCAGAGTCATCAACAAACAGAACATCAGTACCGATATTGCATATAGCATCACGGCGTACCAATCCCACATTGCTTATAGCATCCTGCAAGACAATGCCATTCTCTCCAGCAGGATCGCCGGAATTAGCATTAGCGTAGACAAGAATACTATTGCGACCAAACACCAACAGAAAACCATTATGGGCATGGATACCAACAATAGTGTCAGACTCCACAGGCCAGTATTCCCTGACATTAATCACACCCCCAGTGTTACCTGTTGAACTGTCTACATCTGATGCGTCATACCACTGAGTCTCATCCAGCAAACTAGAGTAATGGATCTCATGGTAGTTATCGTTAACGCCAGATACCCACAGCCTTCCATAAGCAGAGACAGCAATGTCTCCATCAATGTCGCTAACCTTAGTCCCATCTAATGCAGTCACCTGTGCAGAGACAGTAGTAAATGCAGTGCCATCCAGCCTGCTAAATGGAATGCCCTTAGCAAACAGGAACATCTCATCTTTAAACTCAACCAGCTCTGCCGTCTGTAAATCACCAGCAGGGACAGTCAGCTCAACAACAGCGCCATCTTGCTCCATTGCTCCACCATATTGAGCATTTTCCTCAAGCTCTATCTGCCTGCCCTTCCTGCTAACAATGCCCATGCCTCTAGGTATGCGAGCGTTAATCTCAACATCTCTGGTAGAGCCATAACGGTAAATCCAAATAGGTGACTGCCTGTGAATACCATGAAGTTCATCATGCTCAGTAGCCTGTTGCTTCATCTTAATGATCTCAGGATTGTCCTGAGCAGTGAGACTAAGGTAGTCGCGGAATGCCTCTCTAGCTATGAGCCTTCCAATCTGATCTACCACTACATTGTCAGCAACCAGGGCAAACTCAGGATCACCGTTAATAGGAGAAAGCTCAGTGTTTAAACCCTGAAACCCCGGCGCTCTTATGCCTACCTGTCTTACGGGCTGTGCCATTAGACTACCGCCCAAGTATATTCAGTGGGTGAGAGGTTGGCATCTAGAGCTATTGAATCTGATATGTATTGCTGAGCCATGTTGAATAGCTCTGCGGCTGTCTGACCCCCTACCTCACCGCGCTCTCTAGCGGCTAGAGCTAGGGCGTAATACAGAACAGGCTGGTCAGGGACTCTCAGCATATCTGTATCATCTTTCAGATCAGGCAACTGCCTCCAGCCCAATACAGTAATAGGCCATACAGCATTAGGGATGTTGTCAAAGCGCATCATCAGATTGCCATTATCATCAGTGCCTTCAAATGCCCACCTGAATGGCTTTCCAAATCTAGCCTCTCCATGAATCAGGGTCTTGAGATCCCATTGATGAATATGCATACCCTCAATTTCTACCCCTGTAATGCGAGCGCCGTTACTTGTCTCTTCCAATACATAGGAAGGAATATCTTTCTTTGTTCCAAACTGCCAGAGATACCGTGTGGCGTTCCAACCATGAGCGGCCTCTACATATCTCTTAGCATCGTTCACAAACGTCTTGGCGAGGTTTGCTACAGGGTCTTCATGCACCCTGACCGTGGGAATCTCTGGCTCTCTGAGGCGCATTAGGACGCCATTAACAAGCTCTAAATAATTCATGATAGATCCTTATATGCTTGGCTTAGCAGGCCCATGCGCTGAGCTGAGTAATCTTGGATGGCTGGGGCAGGGAGCTGTTTGGATTGAGGAGCAAACATGCCCGTCTGGAATTGCTTAAATCTTGATCTGAATTGAGGCTGTTCAAAAAGACGGGTCCACTGAGTGTTAGACGTTCCACCGCTACCATCTATCCATTGGTTGTTAGCGGCTTCGCTACCATCACCATTTCCATCGCCACCGTCACCTTCTCCTGTGCCGTCATTGCCAACGCCGTCCCCGTTGTTACCAGATTCACCCGCCCCATTGTTGCCGTCACCAGCTGTAACGGCATCGTCACCTGTATTTGGGTTAATGACAGTGGGATCTACATACCCACCCAGCACATCAGGCCAGACCACTGTTGGCTCCGGCTCTGGCTCTGCATTCGGGTCAGTTGTGTCACTATTAAGATCACCGTCACCAACCCTAGCGTCGGTCATATCTGATTCGGGAACTATATCCCCTACCTGATAATCACCCCCCGGAGGCAGTATCCATACATCTCCATCTCTGTTGTCATTCACCACTACAGAGCCGTCTTCTAGAACCTGAACTACCTCATACTGACCTTGGTTGGGGTCTTCACCATTTAGCGGGTCGTTAGGAGGCTCATTCTCAGAGTCGGAAATGCCATCGCCGTCAGTGTCAGTAGGGGCGTCAGAGGAATCACTAGACGTTGATGCACCACCGCCGCCGCCTTCTGGGTCTTCAGTAAAGTCGGGAATATTAATTATTGGATTTCCAACTTCATCTGTGCCTCCATGACCGCCCCAAACAACTACAGGCCA